TTTTAGCATTGAACTGCCTATGACAAATTGTCACATCATTTTGTTTAATATACACGTTAAAATACTCAGGTCCGTCAGTAATTGATGTTTCTAAAATGTCAGGATTAACCATGATTTCGTTAATATGTTCTAACATATAATCACACGTTTTTGTTTTAAGTTCGTCTTGAACAATTTCGGAAAATCCACGAATAAATTCATATAGTTCTAAAGAGTTTTTTGCGTTAGGATTAAATTCTCTAACATTAAAAAATCTCTGAACAATAATGTTTTCATTCACTTTCATTAAAAACTCCAATTTTGTTGCTTCTTGCTGCTCTTTCATAATTTATTTTGTTTGTTTAAATTTACGTTTTTCTTTTCTTGTTAATTTTAAAAATGGTGTTAAAAAGTATACCCAAGCATTATCACCTTTTGGTAGAAATTTAAAAAACCCATCATCCATCATCATTTTAATTAGATTTTTATATCCCCTACCGTCAGGGTCTAGACTTTCACGGTAATAAAGTTCAACTAATTCTTTCGCATCTTCAGTAATTAAAGGGTTTGACAAATCAACAATCTTTTCATTGATTGTAAAAAATTCTTCACCAAATATACCACTTTTTGTTTTACCACTTAATAAATTTTGTAATATTTTGTTTTCTCTATCTTCTTTTAAAAGGTCTTCCGCCTTTGTTAAAATATCGGTAATAGTTACCTTTTGGTCAAGTATTTCAGGAAATAATTTAATTAATGTTTTTTCACCTAAAAAATAAATACCGTCAATATTGTCAGACTTGTCACCCATTAACACTTTACATGTTTTAACATTATCGTGAGGCACTTCAATATCATGCAACTTTATAATATCACCATTTTTGTAAAACTTTTTACTATTTGGTGAATATATGGTTACTTTATCTGAAATTAGTTGGGTTAAATCTTTATCACCTGAAAAGATTGTTTTGTGTTCGTTTTCTGAAATTTGACAGTAATACGCGATTAGGTCATCTGCCTCATTATTATCCACTAATACTTGTCTTACGAACATTTCCTCAAGGTATTGTTTAATCCTTTCTTTTTGTTCGTTAAATGAGTCTTGTTTAAACTCATTCATGTCATTTCTACGATGTTCTTTATATTGAGGATAAATAATTTTACGGGATGATGAGTTACTATCACCATCCCAAAAAACTACCACTTTGTCGAAGTTATATTCATCAATAAACTTTCTTATAGTGTTAAGGAAGTGCCATACACCCCCAACGTGTTTTCCATTGTGGTAAAAGTCTTTAACCCCATGAAACCCAATCTTAAATAAATTGTTACCGTCAACAATTAATGTTTTAATCACTATAGTTTATCTAATGGTTACACTTACTCTTTTTCTTCCTTCAATTCAAAATCGGCGGAAACAACACCTAATATGTCTTTCCAATACTCAGCGTATTCTTTTTTGTAAGCCTCAATAGATGCCTTTTCTTCTGAAGTCTCTTTACCCGCAATAAATCCATGAGGTGTTACAATGATTTTACCATCTTCATACCCAAGACCATTAATGTGGTTTTTTAATACAGAAACTTTTGTTCTTGATGCAAACTTAACAGTTCTCTTGTCTTTGGTTGCGGTAATCTTAGTTGTACCAGCACCTTTTTGGTTTCCAAATAGGAATACCAATGATGAGTTTAACCAAATAGCTTCACCACCTTTAGCTTTGATTTTTGGTTGACCAAAAGGATTATCAGGTAATTCAACCCAAGGTTGATTCACAATAATTAACGTGTTTTCGTATTTAGAATCCGCCTTACGAGAACCCGAAATTCGTTGATTGATTCCCATACCAATCTTATCCGCTAAAACAGATGCGTTGTGTTGTTTACCCCCTTTGCCTTCATAAGTCATTTTACAAGGTACCGAACCAACTGAATCCCACATAAAACATAAACTATAATCTAAATCACCTTTTTCTTGAGCGTCTAATAACTCATTAATATAATCAGTAATTTGTTCAATATAGTCAAAGTTATTATTAAATATATAAAATCCGTCCCAATCAACTTCGCCTGTTTCCTCATCAACCACTTCCTCACATTCAAAACCCATAAGTTTTGCGTGTTCAAAAGACCATTTTTGTTCCGTGATGATAAAGACAGGTAAAATACCTTTTTTCTGTGCATCCACAGCTGTTTTAACCAACGCTGTTGTCTTACCAGTGTCTGAGTGTCCTAAGAACATATTCAAATGTCCGATAGCAGGACCAGGTAAACCAACGGCATCCAAAAACTCCTCACCCAAGTCAAAGAAACGTTGGGGTTTGTATTTTGCTGAAGTAGAAAACTTCTTCTTCAACGAACTGAAATCATTTTTTTTAATTGCCATATGTCTATGTTGTTGTTATTTTTTTACTTAAAAAGAAAGAGCATAGACACTATGTCTATGTAAGTGTCTATGCTCAAATTGTTTTGATTAGAATGGCATATCGTCATCAGGTGAATCATTCGCCTGTGGGTCCGAGTATGAATCATCACCACCTAAAACCATTTCACTTTGACTTGAGTCTCCGTAAACGTATCCACCTTTTTCAGAGTCCCAACGTGGAGTCTCCCCACGAGCAATCGCCTCAAGATATTCAACAGGTTTTTTAGAATACACATCTTCCCAAGTCAACTCGTCGTTAATCCAAGAAGCCGCAACTTCCTTATCCGTATGAACAGGTGTTGGGTCATCATACATTACAGTCTGAATGACGGTATAGGTTGCACCTTTTGGGGTTTTTGCTTTAGTTAACTCAAGGATAATGTCACGACCATTTTCAGGGTCTGTAATATCACCTTTAGCTCTCCAAATTGGAATGATTTTGTCAAGAATACCTTCGTTCTTGTAGTTGTGTTTGAAACGCCAGAATTTTACACCTTCATCTTCAGCGTCTCGGTCAATAACTTTAACGATGTAAAATTTACGAGAAAGGTATTGCTTAGCAAGTTCTTTGTCAGAATCTTTACCTGTTGAACGTAGTTCTTCATAAACCTCGTTCAATGGTGAACGCTCGTTGTCGTTCTTTCCTGGGTCATAAAACTTTTGCCATTTACCATCCACTTGAATCTCGTGGTACCAAACTTCTTTGAATGGTGAAGAACCATCTGTTGTTGGTAAAATTCTAAGTCTTCTTTGACCTTGTTTTTCGGTATCTTTAAGGATTGCCGCAAAATACTTTTTCATCCTGTCTTCTTGAGACATTTTAGCAGAGGATGAACTGCTTTGTGTCGCCTTTTCGTACTGTGCAAGTACCGCATCTAATGAATTTGTCGCCATAATATAAAATTTAATTTGTTTACTAAAATATAAGTGTGATTTGTGTGTTTGTCAACCAACATAAAACAAAAAACGGTCCGAAGACCGTCTTTTTTTATTATCGTATTTGATTGAATGGTGTCTCGTCTTCGTCGCCAAAACTTCTAAAAGATTTTTTTATATCAGCATTTGAATAATCTTCAACTTCGTCTTGTGTTAAAATATATTCATCTCTACCTGTCTTTTCAAAATCTTCTTGTTTGTCTTCAAAGAAATCACTCAATTTTTGGTTAAAAGGTCCTGAATCTATAGTTCTTAATTCTAATTTTTCTTGAGCCGATTTTGGTCTCATTTTCTCAACCTTCATTTCTAAATCATTTAACTTAGTCATAATACTATCCATTTCACCAAGTTTTGATTCTAAATCGGTCAAATGTTTGAATAAGTTATCAAAATATTCTTCTTGTTTTTCTTCAACATTTTTTTGAGAATTAACTAAATCAGTAATATCTATTTCTTTAGTTTTTTCTTTCTCATCACCAACCTTTTCAACGTCGGGGTCTGTCTCAACATCAACTGTTTGTGGTTCAGCACCTGTTGGTGGTGGAGGAGTACCCGCATCGGGTGGTGGAACCGCTCCTGCATCAGGTAGTGGTGCCCCAACTTCACCAGCGGGTGGTGGGACCGCACCTGCATCAGGTGGTGGCGGTAATTCAGCTTCTTGTTCAAGAATATAATTATTTATTGATTTATATCTTGAAATTTCATTTAATATTTTTTCGTCTATTTTTTTCATGATATTAACCGTTTAATAATTGTTTAACACCCGTTAGTGTTTCAACTTGTATTTTTTTATTTTTATTAATGGTGTTGTCAACTCTTTCGATTAATCCGTCTCTCATTCTAACAGTATAACAATCACCAGTATCCAAATCACATACTTGTTTAGTTCCGTCGCCTAAATCCTTTTCAGTGTGTCTGGTATTTTTTCCTAAGTAATTATCTAAAATTAATTTAACGCTCATAATTTTGTTTTCTATATAAATATCACAGTTTAAAATAAAAATTTATTGTATTTGTGTTTGTTCATATAATTTTAAAGCTTTTTCAACACTAGATTCAATATTTGCTTTCTGAATTGGGTCGAACTTATCATAAACATCTAAACTTCTTTGTACTGATGTATCATTATTAATTATTAAAAATTTAGTAATACTTTCTTTTGTTTCCAACACATCTTTAATCCTATTAGTAAATCTTGCATTTAAGAATTGAATACTTTTTTCAGTGTCTTCAAAAATCACATACGGAACATTAGATGTGGAGCAATAATATTGATTACTAAAATAAGCACTACTGCTACCCCATTTTTGAGTTTGTGTGTTTTTAGAAATTGATATTCCTCCAAAATTATTACCAATTGATTTAAACCCAGTCCCATTATCATCAGTTTGTAGATAAACAGTACAAAAAATAATTTTTCTCATTTTTAAGTCATTTGTAATTGCACTAATAATTGACTTCATTTCTTTATACGTTTTTATTGTTTGGCCAGGATTATTTATGGCCACATAATTATTATACGCATCTAATAAATTACCGCTACAAACTTCAGTTATCGCATTATTATTTGTTGTTGAATTTTTATTTATTAACTGATTGTTAACCCCATCTGTTTGGTTTATAACATTTGAATTAGGGTTACTATTTTTCTGTGAGGTTTCTCTCTGTTTCTTTAGTGATGCGGTTATTTTTTCAACCGAACCTTTTAAATTTTTCCTTAAATTTTGTAAATAATTATCTAATTTAGGTAAAGATGCCACAGGTTGTCTAATACCTTCTACAATTGTTTCAAAATTACCAGGTGATATTGTGTGGTTAACATTGGTTATCATGTACGGCCCGTTAAACATTGGGACGTACCTTAAGTTAAAGTACATAGTTGGTTGTATCATAGCGTTACCCATCATAGAAACTGTACATCTATAACTTCTATTTTTATATAAATTATACAATGAAACATTTTGTGTTGATGACCCTCTATTACCAGCTTGATTTGCCATCTGATTTAACACTTCCAAAGATTCTGCGGTTGCCTTTCCCGCGTCTTGTGACACTTGAAATCCGTAGAATATTGATTGGTTCTGAGGTCCGATATCAACACTAAATCCAACAACTTTATTTGATTTATCCCAATCGTTTTTGTTTGCTAAATCTTCAACCAATGGATTATCACTAGCCCTTCTTAATTCAAACGCATCATTTCTATATCTAAAATCAACATTATTTTTTAAATCTAATTGTTCACTAGGTTTTCCCGCAAAGAAACAAACCATTTTAGCGGATGAGTTTCTATAGTCAACATTTAAAAATGTACCAAAAAGAGTATTAGCGAATTCTAACGTACCATCAGCTCTAGGTACGGGATTCTTAATCGCATCTTGTACATTATAAAAATTAACATAAGATGGTATATTCATAACAACAAAGTTATTTTCTACAAGTATTGTTTGAACAAAAGTGAACATACTTGTTTTTGTGTTAATATTAGTTAACCTGTTTTTTAAACCTTCAATATCAACAATAACTTTATCACCAATATTTCTACTCGCTCTATCTAACAATAAAACATCTTCAAATAATGTTTTAGTTTTAAAATCATTACCTGAAATCCATTTATCATTTAACGCTTTAAATGATTCCCAAAGTTCAACTTTAGTTTGTACTCCATCAGGTAATTTTGAATTTATTTTACCACCGACAGCGTTACCAACATCAGGTAATTGGTTTCTAACTTTATCAAGTAAACTAGTTAGTATTCTATTTTTTAAATCTAAAGTAGATTGTATATAGTCATCCATTAAATTCAAAAACTTTGTTTTATTTAAAGTATTATCATTTAATTTTTGAGTTGCGTATATTTTAATTATTGGTGCAAAATTTACAATATTATCAACTGTAAATTCTACATTCATATCAATAAAGAAATCTGTAATATATGAACCGTTGTTGTCATAAATTAATTCAGGTATTTCAGAAAAACCAACATATGTTTCTAAAGCTCTCCACTCAGTTGGGTATTGTGATTTTGAAAATGCTAAAGTAGGTCCGTTTGTTGTTGGTAAGGCATTAGGTGAAGAAAGTTTGTACTGATTCCAAGTATATGGGTCGGTAATATTGTTATTTGAGAAAGTATAAAACAACCTTTTGTTAAATTGTGAAGGGTTACCAAATTTTACAATTAAAGTTTCGTTTGTTATAAAATTTTTAAGTGTCTCATTTATTTTAGTGAATTGTTTTTTATGAGCGTCTTTTATTTGTACAGTACCAGTGTCACCAGTTATTTTATCAATTTTCATTAACTCAATCATAGTTAATTGAAAATTTTTGAATATTTTTGAAGTCTCGCTATCATTACCTGTTACATTTTCATAACTAAAATCATACTTTGATTTACTAAAATTTAAAAATTCGGTCTCAAATAAATCCAAAACCTCTTTTTCAAAAACCGAAAACATCTCACTAATTTCAGAATATTTATTTGAATCACCATTTAATGAAAAGTTTTCTTGTTGAGTTTGTCCTGATAAAATTTCTTTTATATACTCTAAAGGTGATGGTTTGATAACCTTTGAAGAATCAAAGTAACCATAATTTGGTGCCGACCAAAAAGCTCTAATCGAACCGTCATAAACTGACTGATTACCCAACACCTCAATTTTTAATTTATCTGTTGATTTATTAAAACATTCATTTTTTGTTTGATTAATTAATGAACCTTCGGACGGTATAATAAAACTTGTTGTGTTATCTTCAGAATTAATATAAACCGACCAAGGAAATATTCTCAAATCTCTATTTGGCGAATTTGGGTCAAAATTTTCTTCCTCACTAATTATTGCTTCATCAACATAATTTAAGGTAAAACCTGACGAATTTATTGCATTTTCAATATCAGTACTTGTGTACCCTGCAAAAATTTCAAATCCTTGTAAAAACACATTAAAATCATTAATTGTTTTTGGATAAAAACCAACATTAATTGTATCTGACGTTTCTGTTCCAATAACAACTGTTTTTTGTAAAACCATGTCCACAATACCTACATTACCACCAGCATCAAAACTATATGTTTTATTTATGTTTTCCGTAACAGGGTCAAAATTTTTAACGTAGTTAAATGGTGTCCAA